ACCCAACAGGAAACGGCGGCGGTAACATAGGTGCGTCACAAGCACCTGAACCAGATGCGGCAGGTTTCTCTGGCGGCGGCGGTGGAGCAAATGGCGGTAATGCACCTCAACCTCAGCAACCACCTCAAGGTCAAGTTCAGTAATGGATAGACAGTTTTTCAAAGGGATACTGCCCTTAGTAAACGATAGAGATCAATACAACTCTCTTAAGGATTACGCAAAGGCACGTATAGCTCATTACCACAGTCTCTTAGAGACAACCAAGGAACATCAGCGCGTCTTAGAAATACAAGGCGCTATCGCTGAGTTAAAGCGGATTGATACCTTACGAGATGAAGCAATTAAAGGTGCAGAGTAATGGTACAGCCAAATCAAAACAAATCAGGATTAGTCGGTCTTGCTACCGCTAATAAAGGTATTACCACAGAGGAAGGTAAAGACATGGCATCGAAGAAGTTTCAATTAGACCAGAAGAAAGCCGATATGAACAATGACGGTAAGTTGTCTAAGTATGAAGAAGTTAGGGGAGAAGCTGTCCAGAAAGCTACGGACAAGGATGAACTGGTAGAAATGTATCACGGCGGTATGGCGTGTGGTTGCGAAGGCGACTGCGATGGGTCGTGCGGTGGCGGTATGATGGACGGCATCATGGGCTACGATGATGTGTCTGGTAATCCTATTCCTCTAGGGTCTAACGCAGAGAATGTGCGTGATGATATCGATGCAAAGCTAAGTACTGACGAGTATGTACTACCTGCTCACGTAGTTAAGTGGCACGGCTTAAAACATATCCAGATGATGCAGTCTGAGGCAGAGATGGGTCTCATGTCTATGCAGATGGATGGACTAATCCAACACGCTGATACTGAAGAAGTTGAAGAGGTAGAGGAAGCCGAAGAAGTCACAGAAGATGTACCATCTGAAGAGATGGACATAGAGGCATCAACTGTCGAAGTAGATGACCTTTTAGATGATGAAGAAGCAACTGAAGAAGAAACTTCTAAAACATCAAACCTCCAAGGAATGCTGAAAAAACAAAAATACGCATTCATAATGTAAATTGGATACCCGAAAATTATCGGACCCAAAAGGAAACACTATGCAAAAACAAAAATATACCCGTGCTGTTGAAGAAGATGAATTAACTTACAGCGAGGAAATGGCATTAAATCAGCCAGAACAAGAGCCTACTCAAGCATTAGGTGCTGAAGAGGAAAGCTACAAAAAACGTTACCAAGATATTCAACGTCATATCCAAACGGTACGTGATCAAAAGGATCAAGAATTAGCAAACGTTAAAAAACAATTAGACGATGCTACTCGTAAACAGATTAGGTTCCCTAAGACTGATGCTGAAGTAGAGGCTTGGTCTAATCGTTATCCTGATGTTGCAAAGATTGTTGATACAATTGCACGTAAGCGGGCTAATGAAGTCTTAGCTGAAGGCGAGAAACGACTAGAACAAGTCGAGAAATTTGAACGTACTCTTAATAAGCAGAGCGCAGAACAACAGTTAGTTCAACTACATCCTGATTTCGCTCAGATACGGCAAGACCCTAAGTTCCATGAATGGGTATCTATGCAACCTTCTGCAATGCAAGATAGCGTTTATAAGAACAACACAGATGCTACATGGGCGGCGCGTACAATTGATTTGTACAAGTCAGATATGGGCAAACGTAAGACCACTAAGACGGCGGCACAGGCTGTAGGACGAACATCCTCATCTGCGCCATCAACAGGTGGTAAATCTACTTTCTCTGAAAGCATGGTACAGCAAATGTCTGACCGTGAGTATGAGGCTAATGAAGAGGCAATCAATGCATCAATCTCTTCTGGTACTTTCTCATACGACATTTCAGGAGCTGCACGTTAACAACTAATAAAGTAATTAACTATTGCAGTAACTATATCGATGTGTTATAATGAAACCATTGATTAATTAGGTATAAGACACTAATTCAGTATACCCTATACCAAACCCTCCAGATAATAATACTAAGTCTACCAGTGAGATTTGACCCGCTTTTGCGATACTCTTAACGAACTGCCACCTATGTTACGTTGTCTGTTATAGCTACTTCTATTTCAATTTAACAATACATTGTACAGCGTCATTATCGCTACCTAATCATACAATCAAATTGATTTAAGAAGTTCAATTTAAGCCATTTCATTCAAGGAGCATTTATAATGGCATTTCCAAAGGCCTCTGGCTACACAAATCTCAACTCTGGGAACTTCTCCCCGGTAATTTATAGTAAAAAAGTACAGAAGGCTCTACGCAAGAGTTCTGTTATCGAGTCAGTGACTAACACTGATTATACCGGGGAAATTAGTAACTTCGGCGATAGCATTAAAATTATCAAAGAGCCAGATATCACAATCACGACATATGAGCGTGGTACTGCGTTGGCAACACAAGACCTTACAGACGCAGATTTCACAATGGTTGTAGACCAAGCGAACTACTTCCAGTTTGCGATTGACGATATTGAAGAAGCACACTCACATGTTTCGTTCGGCGATTTAGCAAGTGACCGTGCTGGTTACAAACTGCGTGATACAATGGACGCAGAAGTACTTGGCTACCTAGCAGGTTGGAAGACTCCATCTTCATGGGCGCGTCGATCAGCGTCTGGCGATATTAACGGTACTAAAGCCGATACTAACGCTGGTAACGATGAGATGTTGGCGGCTAACAAGCTAGACATCACAGACTTCGGTGGATCAGATGTTGGCGGTGACGCTGAAGTAACATCTATTCCAATCGCAGTAGGCGGTGGCGCGGGTGGTATCACTTCACCATTGGCAATCTTGAACCGTATTGCTCGTCAAATGGATCAAGCTAACGTAGACAGCGATGGTCGTTGGATCGTAATTGACCCAGTATTTGCAGAAGTACTAATGGATGAATCAAGTAAGTTGATTAATTCTGACTTCGGCGGTGGTGATGAACTGCGTAACGGTAAGTTGCCCGGAACATTACGTGGGTTCTCAATCTACAAATCCAATAACCTTCCATACTTAGGTAACGGTGCGGGCGCGTCAGCGGCGGCAGGTTCTGAAGCGAACTTTGGTGTTCTATGTGCTGGTCATGCATCTGCGGTAGCTACGGCTCAACAGATCGCTAAAACAGAAACATTCCGTTCACCAACTACATTCGCCGATGTGGTCCGAGGCATGAATTTGTATGGTAGAAAAATACTTCGACCAGAAGCATTGTTCACAGCTAACTACAACTTAGCATAAAAATATTAGGGGCTGGCTTAGTGCTGGCCCCTTAACTCATTTTTAAGGTATTGTAATGCCAACAAGTTATATTGATCTATGCAATCAGACACTTCGACGACTTAACGAAGTAGAGATTTCTGAAGCCGACTTTGGGTCGGTTCGTGGCGTTCAGGCATTAGTTAAAGATGCTGTAAAAGCCGCTGTTGCTAAAATTAACCAAGCTGAGTTTGGATGGCCTTTCAATGCCGCTGAAGAGACTGATACTTTAGTCGCAGGTCAGACAGAATATACTTGGCCTCAGTATTATAAAATAGCTGATTGGAACAGCTTTCAAATCCAAGAGAATGACAACTTAGGTGCAGGGTTTAAAACTCTAAAAGTTATCGACATAGACGAATGGTATTCTAAGTACCGTGATGATGACTACACCGCTGGTAACGCAGGTAGAGATTGCCCTGAATATGTGTTTGCAGGTCACGGTAACGGTTACGGAATAAGCCCGTCACCTAACAAAGCGTACACCTTAAAGTTTAGATATTATATGAACTACTCTGATATTACGAATGCTACTGACGTTACTCGCATTCCAGAGAGCTACGACACTGTTCTTATCGACGGTGCTATCTATCATATGTATATGTTCAAAGATAACTTAGAAGCCGCTCAAGGTGCTTATGTTGCATTTGAGAAAGGCATCAAAGATTTACAAACTCTCTATATCAATAATCAAATTTCTATTAGAGATACACGGATTAAATTTTAATGCCTGATCAGATTACGTCTTACAAACTAATCAGTAGCGGCGGTCTTAATAGTAATGAAAATCACTTAGACCTATCGGATAACAATCCGGGTGCAGCTACAAGATTAGTTAATTACGAACCAAGCCTCTTCGGGGGCTATCGTCGTATTGAAGGCTATGATGAATATGACAGTGATTACGGAGAAGTTACGGTAGCAGGGCAGTCTACAGCTACAGGTAAAGTTCTAGGGTTAGCTATATTTAAAGATGATGTCACGGTATCAACAAAAATTATTGCTATCCGACAAGACGCTACTGGTGGTAACTACAGTTTCTATCATTACACAGCCTACATTGGGTGGCGTAAGTATACCTTAGATCATTCTGTAACTAGGCCGATGACATTGAATGGTCGTACCGTTAGCAAGATACGTCATGTATCTTTTAACTTTGGTGCAGGTAATAAAATAGTCTTCGTAGACGGTGTTAATCCAGCTATCGTATTTGATGGCGATCACTGGGAAGAACTAAAGTCTACTAATGCAGGTGGATATACTTCTGGTTCAAGCCACGATGCGGGAGCTTCTACAGGTGGTGGTGATCAATGTCTTAATGCACCATCCCTAGTAGACGTATTTCAGAACACTTTATTCTTAGCAGGTGATACTGCATTTGGCGCTACAATTGCTCACTCTGCACCGACAACTACCGCAGACACAGATGGTCTTTATGATTTTAGGGTAGCATCTGGTGCAGGTCAGATAGCCGCTGGTTTTGATGTAGTACAGATCAAGCCTTTCCGAGATGATATGTTTGTCTTCGGTAATAATGGCATTAAGAAAATTACCGTAGATGCCGCTAACAACTTTGTTACTGATCAGGTTACTTCTAACGTTGGTTGTGTGGCAAGAGACAGTGTATTAGAGATCGGTGGCGATCTTATGTTCCTTAGCCCTGATGGTTTTAGACCTGTGGCAGGTACTTCTCGTATTGGTGATGTTGAGCTAGAAACTGTGTCTAAACCAATACAGGCAACTCTAGTTGACCTAATTGCCAACAGTGACATGGATACTCTAAATGGCGTAGTTATTCGATCTAAGTCTCAGATTAGATATTTTATAGGGGATGATAGTACGTTTGCTAGTGATAGTATTGGTATCATTGGAGGCCTTACTAACAGTACAGGCGCTATCTCTTGGGAGTTTGGTGAATTACTAGGTATACGTGCTTCTTGTACTACGAGTGGATATGTAGGAACTACTGAGAATATTCTACACGGTGATTATGATGGTAAGGTTTATAAACAAGAATATGGTACAAGTTTCAATGGCATAGATATTGTATCTATTTACGCAACTCCTTACCTAGATTTTGGTGAAACAGAACAACGCAAGACAATGCGTAAGATCAATACATTTATTCGGGCTGAAGGCCCATTAGAGATGCTTTTGAGTATGACTTATGATTGGGGTGATGGAGATACATCGACACCAGCGACTTACGGGCAAACATCTACAGGCGCACCTACCAGATACGGCGGTAGGAATATTAACTATAACGCAACAAACGTACTTTATGGTGGCTCATCGAAGCCAATAATGACCAGTGATATCCAAGGCTCAGGTTTTTCGGCTCAGGCAACATTTGTTACAATAGGTCAGACAGAACCACACTCTATTCAGGGTATGGTCTTTGAATTTACTGCCGCAGGGAGAAGATAGAATATGGCTGGATATACAAGACAATCTACTGCTAGTATTATTAACGGGTCTAACATTACAGCCCCGCCACTAAATACTGAGTTTAACCAACTTCAAGCTGCGTTTAATGCTACTAGCGGTCACACACATACAGGCGGCACAGGCGATGCCCCAAAGATTAATCTTGTTACGTCAGTGTCAGGATACTTACCTGCAATACATGGCGGTATTGGCGGTAAAAACAAACTAGATGCAACCACAACTCCTGTGGTTACAAACGATAATACCGAAGGATATGCTCCGGGTTCTATGTGGGAAAACACAAGTACTGGGCGTATATATATTTGCGTAGGAAGCTCTACAGGGGCGGCTGTTTGGCGTGAGCTTGTTCAAGTTCTTAATAGTAATTCTATATTACCAGCAACAACTGACACGGTAGACCTTGGGTCTAATACGGTTCGATATCAGGACTTGTTTCTAAGTGGTGGAATAGCCGCTTCAGGTAATGCTACATTTGGCGGTACATTAAATGTTACAGGCATAACAACTTTAAGTACTTTAAATGCTACCACTGCTAATATAACTAATATAACAGCTTCAGGTGGTTTGACTGGTAATTTAACAGGTGACGTTACAGGAGATGTCACTGGTGATTTAACAGGTAATGTTACGGGAAATGTAACAGGTAATCTAACTGGTAACGTAGCTGGCAATGTTACAGGAGACCTTACTGGAGATGTTACAGGAAATGTAACGGGTAACGTAGCTGGCAATGTAACAGGTAATTTAAGTGGAAATGTAACTGGTAACGTAACAGGTGATATTACTTCTTCAGGTACATCTACTCTAGCAACTGCCGATATTAACGGCGGTACTATTGATGGTACAATAATTGGCGCTAACACTGCATCGGCTGGTAACTTTACTACTGTAAGTACATCTGGTCAGGCTACTCTAGCAACTGCCGATATTAACGGCGGTACAGCGGATAACGTAGTCGTCGGTGGAGCAACGCCAAACGCTGTTACAGGTACTACCATTACAGCTAATACAGGGTTCTCTGGGCCACTTACAGGTAATGTCACTGGTAACACGGCAGGGGTACATACAGGAGCAGTCACAGGTAATGTTACTGGGGATGTAACAGGTAACGTAACTGCATCATCTGGTGCGTCTACGTTTAATGATGTTGTGGTAAACGGTACATTAAATATGAACGCTGGGACTACAGCGACTATTACCAACCTAACAGCACCTAGTTCTGATCTTGATGCCGCCACTAAAAAATATGTAGATGATGAAATATCTACTCTGATTGGTGATGCTGGCACAGGTCTTGATACGCTAGGAGAACTAGCAGATGCACTAAACGATGATGATGCATTTAGCACAACTGTAACTAACTCTATTGCTACAAAACTACCCAAAGCAGGTGGCACTATGACAGGTGCTATTGCGATGGGTACAAATAAAATAACTGGTGTAGGTGACCCTACAGCGGCACAGGATGTATCAACTAAAGTATATACAGACACTCAGCGTGACACTCGTATAGCTAAGACAGGTGATACGATGTCTGGTGAATTGGCTATGAGTAATAACAAGATAACTGGGCTTGCTACTCCAACTGCTAATACTGACGCTAGTAATAAATCCTATGTAGATGGTATTTTAGGTTCAGCTACTTCAGCGGCTACTTCAGCGGCTACTTCTACAACCCAAGCTACAAATAGTGCTAACTCAGCAACAGCTAGTGCGGCTTCTGCCGTTACATCTGAAGAATGGGCTACGAAAATAAACGGTACAGTAGACGGTTCTGAATATTCTGCAAAATTTTATGCAACACAGGCCGCTACTAATTATGTAGCTAAAGCAGGGTCAACCATGACGGGTGACCTTAACTTAGATAGTAACGAATTACAAAATGCTGTTTTAACTAACGCAACAATTAACTACAACAATATTACGAGTGTACAGTCAAATGTACGAGGCGAACTAAGTGCAAGCGGCAGTATAAGCTATAATAATAGCACTGGTGTAGTGAGCTACACTCAACCAACAAACATCACTGCTTTTAACAATAATGCAAACTACGCAACTGTAGACGACAGTACTGCGTTATCGATTGCGCTCGGCTGATCTAGGAGAATAGACAATGGCAAACACCTTTAAAAATGCTCATAGTGTCAGTGTAGGGACTGCCTACGCTACTACCTATGCATCACCATCCTCTACTACCACGGTAGTTTTAGGTATGTCTCTTTGTAATAAAACTACAGGAGGTATTACAGTAGATGTCCAATTTAGAGATAGTGCATCAACAGCCGTAAAGATGCTTACTTCCGTAGACATACCCGCAGGTTCGACCTTGGAAGTTTTAGCAGGGCAAAAATATATCTTAGAAGCTACAGACGACATACAAGTTAAGTCATCTGCGGCTAACTCACTTGATGTAGTAATGGGCGTAATGGAGATTACTTAATGGCATATTTAGGAAACAAACCTACAAATAACTTTGTCTCCTTTGCCAAACAGGATATCACTGGCAATGGAGGCACATCCTATACACTGGATTACCCTGTAACTGGCGCAAATGATATTGACCTATACATCAACAACGTGCGCCAAGAACCTACTGAGGCTTACTCTTGTTCTGGTTCTACACTAACACTTACTGAGGCTGTAAGCTCTTCTGATGACATCTACGCCATTTTTAGAGGCAGAGCCTTACAAACGGTTAACCACCCTTCAGACAGCGCGTTAGAGGCTTCTCAAGCTACTATCTCTGGTGATCTTACAGTAGCAGGGGCTGAAAGTGGAGTTCTTAGCAGAGTTAATATTGATGTTGCTGACAATCAGAACAGAACCCTAACTCTTTCCGAGCAGAAAATTACTTTTGCCGCCCCAAACACATATGGTGCTAACTACAACTCCTTTATAAATTATGGCCTAACTTCTCTTCAATTTGGTACTGGCAACGCAGAAAAAATGAGGATTGATAATGATGGACGTGTCACAACGCCAAATCAGCCAGCATTTTTTGCACACAGAAATGGTGGTAATT